CCTTCTTGATGTAGTCTCCTACAATTAGAACCTCAATCGAAGCCAGTTTGTCAGTAATGCGTCGGTCAGCAAACTGCAAGTCTTTTACTGCGTCCCATAATGATTTCAAGACGAAACCAAATAAGCCACCCAAAGCAGCGACAGCCCAGTTAATGATGTTCTGATCCACCGTCCTGCTCCTTTAGTTCATGGTCGCCCAGGTGCCATATTGTTGAGAATAAACCGAGGAACGTCGCTATTTTCTGACGAGAGCGCATTAGTCGTTACTGCTGATTTTCCAGCCTGTATAGCTCCGTATGCGTCCTTAAATGCCTTCTTAAAGTTATCGCTGCGTTTGGCGGCAATGATAGCCGCAGATAATGCCTTCGCAGTACCTTCTTTAGTCAGAAAATCCTGCGCTATCTCTTTTGCCATTTTATCGTCTATGCGTCCTTCCAAGCGTCCAATAATGGACTTCGCCAACGTTGCGGTTTGGTTAAACCAATGCACACCCTTGGTTTCGGATGCTTGAGTGGCGATGTTCGTACCCTTTTCTCCGCTGGCAGCAGATAGGCGTAGGTTCAATGCTTCGCGCTCCAAGTCCCTTCCGATAGCTGTAGGGTCGACTAATGCTTGCGGAGTAGCCGCAGCTTCAGCAGCGCGTATTTTGTCTTGAATCGCCAGAGCATTTACGTTCGGTGCAGATGGCGCAAGTTTATTGGCCTCCGCAGTTGCGCGGGTAGCGGCTTGCTGCTCAGCCTTTGTTCCGATGGCGTTAAGTCTGGGGGTGATGCTTATCCCCGCAGCATCAATAGCGCCTAGCGCTGGCGCGTTGTCCGACATAAATTTGACGTGTTTAGCAGGGTCTATCACGCCTGTTTTCGGATTCACTACCGCATCGCGGTATGCTGACTCAATACCTTTCGCCAGTGTAGCTTTGGCTTCTGGAGTTTGAACAGTTTTTAGAAACTGCGTTGCGTTTCCTTCGCTACTAAGCACTTTAGGGATGATATCTTCTGGTGCCAACATTGGTTCATTGATGGATGTTTGCCTACGCAAATTGGCGGGCGCGCCTTTATAGAATACGTCGGCCACTTTATCTTTGAATAGCTGCCGAGCAGCATCATGCGCAGTTTTAGCTTCCGTAGATACGCCGGTAGTAATCGCGTTATCGACTGCCGAGTACAGTTCATTTAAGTTCGCTCGCGCAACATTGGCGCTTGAATCGGTCGAACTTTTGAGCGCGGCGCGATCAATATTGATAGCCTTCAGAATCGCATCAGCTTCTCGCAATGTAAGTAGCGGCGGCGGTTCCGGCGTTGCGGCTGGCGCAGTCAACTTCGACGATACTTTCCCCGCACCCAAAGGAGCGCTCGGCGCGGGTTTAGGCGCGTACAAGCTCAATAATTTACTGGTTTTAGGTGCTAGTTCAGGTTTCAGAGTCTCCAGCTCACCGGCTTGTATAGACTTCGCAACAGTCAATACTGGAGAAATATCAATCGTAGCCTCGGGAGCCGCAGTAAACGCAGCTTCATACGCGGGCGTAACCTCCGATGCTTGGACTTTTTTCATCTGAGCGGCAGCATTCTCGGTAAGAGCTTTTCCGGTAGCCAACTGACTTTCATTTGCCAAGGTAGCCGCGAGCGCCTGTTCCTTAGCTGATAGATCAGTATTGACACGCGCCGCATGAGCCAATCGAGCCGCGTTATTAGCTTCTTCTGCCGCAAAGTATTCAGACCCTAATTTGGATTTGACCGATTCTGCCGCAGACGCGAACTTTGCCACCTGCGCCGGGGCCACGGCTTGCGGGCCAGTCAATGTAGCGCCAGGTACATTAGCTTCGGCTGTGTTAGCCAGCCTACGCAATTCATCCATCTTGCCTTCTGAGATTCGTTCCAGAAACGCATTCTTAACCGCAGCCCTGTCCACTAACGGACGTGCAAAAGCGTTGTAGCCAAACTGTGCGACTGGTGCCAGTGCAGTCGTAGCACCTCCTAGCACCGCGCCCATTACGGCTTGCTTGGCTTGTGCCCCTAGCCCGGGTGTTTCACTAGGGGATGTAACACCAAGCCCGGCACCAAGCCCGGCTGATTGAGCAACCCTACCTAAGTATGACGCGGCAGGCGCGATGCCGCTAGTCGCTGCGCCTCCAGTGGCTGCGCTGCCTGCCATGCCCATAATATCAACTGGAGACACTTCTCCTAGCGCTGCCATGCCGCGCTGCTTCATCTGGTTAAGATGTGCGATATGTTCTGCGATAGCCGTGCTAACTTTTGGGTCTAGGCCAAACTTGGTGGCGATGTTCGCGCCAAGTTGGGCGATCCCCATGATAGGCGCGGCGGCGCCCATTGCAAAACGAGTCAATGGTAGCCCAGCGATGATGTCGGCAGCGTCTGCCGTATCCCACGCATTCTGTCGTCGGCCTACGGGAACACCGCCAGATGGTGCTGCTAGTCCAAACTTTGTGCGAATAGCGTTTTGCGTTTCTGGATTAGCACTAGTGAAGTTTGTGTCGTTTGCTGAAAACTTGTCAAAGATTGCCTGTTTTGTGGCAGGATTTGCATTGACATAATTAGGATCAGTCAAGATGCTGGATAGATCAGCCATGTCGATCCCTTACTTGAGCAATGGGTTAGATGTGTCTATACCACCAGTTGTAGGCTTAGTAGCCACCGATGGTTTAGTTTGACCAAGCAACTTTAATACCTCTGCATTATTACCCCCACCAGATTTATATTGATCTGACAACCCAGTGCGTTGTCCATCCATAAGTTGCTGATAGCGATTAATTACGCTGCGCAAAGCGGCAGGACCATTGGCGGCGTTAATGGTATCAGCGATTGTTTTCCGATCACCCAAAGCACCAACTCCACCAATCACTGCTTTAGCAAGCTCATCTGCAACAATAACTTTAACCGCATTAAAATCAGTTGGTGCAGGAACACCAATTTGCGTGGCAACAGCATTTCCAAACTGATTAAACAATCTTACATCGCCATTGTTAAGCGCATCAATTGTGCTATTCAAAACCTTTAAATGGTCATTTGCAACATTTATTGATTTCAATGTACGCGATGGCAAACCAACAGTAAATGCAGTTTCAATACCTTGCTTGGTCTTGTACTGCTGTGCATCGTATGTTGGATCAACCATCTGCACCAACTGGATAAGCTGATCCCCTCGTGCAGTATTCCTTGCTGGAGGTGCGGCACGATGATCCGTAATTGCAGCCACCTGGGCAGCCAGAGGAGCAGGCATCGCGGCAAGTAGCTCGGTGCCTTTCAGACCCTGCTTGATCGCATCATTTAGTGATACTTTTCCACCACCTAGTGTAGGTACTGCTGCGGCCGCAACTGGGGCTGTCTTTGGTGCAGCAACAGGTGCTGCCCCGGCCACTGCTGAAGCGGGCGCAGCAGCAGGTGCTCCACCCCCACCCATGCCAAGGGGGAATTTATCTTGTGCCCCTGCCAAGTTGAATGGGTCGGCAGTGAGAGCATGAAGGCCAAGGCCTGCTTGAGCAACGCCAAGCTGAGCTTTTCGATTTTCAATATCAGCAGTCTGGAACGGTGTCATGCCAGTAGCCTGACCCATATCCTTGACTTCTTGTTTGAAGGTAGGACTGTTCGGATTCTTATCGATGAATTTGATCCTGCCATCGGCAAGTTTCACTTCGACAGGATCAGGTGCCACGAACTTCATGGCCGCAATGCCTTCGGGGTGCGCTGATACATACCCTTGGATCATGTCGAGGCGTTGCTTGGGGTCAACCACTTGGGAAAACTGAGCACGGAGCTTCGACGTATCTATTCCTTGGGTGTCCAGCATCGAGAATGCTGTGTTCAGTCCTGTGTCGCTGGGGTCTTTTAGAGCAGTGACCAGTCCAGTACCAAGTGCCTTCATCTGACTCGCACGGGTCTTCTCTTCTGATTCTTTCGTATCAGCAATCTGCTTACGAGTGAGGGCCTGTTCTTTGGCCTGCTCCATCGCCATCTTTGGATCAATTGCCCAAAGCTGGGCATTTACCCCATCGGGAGCAGCACTGGATCGCACAGCATTGAGTTGTTGGATGTCTTGCCGATACTTATCTATTTGCATCTGAGCAAGAGCGTTAGCCCGCTGCCCCTGCTCCAGTTGTTGCATCTTGGAATATTGGGCAAACGGGTCGACCGGCGCTTGGAACTGGGCACCCTGGGCAATGAGAGCATTTAGATCAGCCATGATTTACCCGTAATTGCTGGAATTATTGAATGGTGAATTTCTTATTGATTGGTTAGTTAGCCAGTTATTGAAATTCTGCTGATTCTGGTATGTACTCGCCATCGTCCCGAGCGCATTGTTCCAAGTATTGCCAGCACCCAATTGACCGGCTGCTGTGGCTTGTCCTGCTTGACCAATTAGATTTCCTACATTGGTGCCATACTGCCCTGCTTGTGCGGCTTGCGCGTTAGTGGCATTGACGCCAATAGATTGCAAGTTAGCCAAGGGTTGTAGCTGATTCGTGCGGTTGGTTTGATAGCGATTGAAGGCATTTGAATATTCTTGCGAACCCATGTCCTGGCCGTACCGCGTAGCCGCTTTGAGGGCGCCGCCAGAGATCAGTCCGCCCCGCGCAGCAGCGGATCGGTCGAGTGCCTTCTGCCCTTCGGACAATCGAAAGGCGTAGCCGGGGTCTTGCTGGAAGTCCTGCATACTGAAGTCTTGACCGTACTTGCCATATCCTGCTGCGCCGGTATTACCGCTCAATCCGAGTAGGTCCATCAGTCGGTTTTGACCTGTCAGTCCAGCCTGCCGCCATGGTGCGTTCAGCGCGGTTTGTTCTTCATATGTTTGACGCTGGAGGTCAGCCGCACGATTGGCTGCGTCAGCTTGTGTGCTTGCCGCGCTGCGAGTGCCGCTGGACGCCATAGCGCCGCCGATCAGTGACGCGGCGGCGGGGATTAGTGTTTCAATACCCATTTTGAGTCCTCTTTTTCAAAACCTAGTCGCTCAAGTATCCCGAACATAAACTCATGCCCGGGGACTACTTGAGTCGTCACTACCGGGCTGTCAAACATTTCACGCAGCAAACCTCTAGTAACCCATTTACCGCGCCACTCAGGGAGAATTGACGCATGAACTTCACCGTCGTTAAAATACACCGCACCTATACACTGGTCATCTCTTAGTACGGCTTTGATTGTCCAACTTTCTAGTGCAGAAAGATAGTCCTCAAACAGCACTGTTCTCGTCCAATCGGTAGCTTCGTAACCAACGCGAAGCGCTGTCTCACGATCGTCTACCAATTGAGTTGTCATTAAGTCACCTCACGTCCGCTAACACGGATGTTGATTGCGCTGGCTGTGCCTGCGATTGTACTGATAAAGTCACCAGCGCCAAGAACTTGGCCTACCAATTCAGGGAACGTATAGACCTCAGACGCTTGCAAAGTCTTGGTCTTGGTGATCAAGTTAGTGTTGCCAGCGGAACCGGAAACTGTCACCAAGTTGACAGAGATCGTAGCGGCAGAACCGCTGATATTGGTCGCTGTGAATTTGTCGATGATGGCGGTAACGCCAGTCGCGGTGTACTGGGTTGTTTGAGCGTTTTCGGCATATTTTGCCGGTACGAGGACTTTGACGGTGACTGTCATGGTTTACTCCAATAAGAGGCAGTTATTAGCGGCTTGTTGCATGATGACCCAATTAGTGCCGTCAGACACCATTGTCGCCCAATTTCCTACAACTGCCAAGAGGATTGCTGTGCCAGCAACCGTGCTGTCGATGGGCGCAACATTGCTGGACGCAGACACCAAAGTCTGAGCCTGCATGTTTTTAAATGTGATTTGACGGCCCGACCATGACGAGGCGGTTGGCAACGTCACCGTGCAAGTCGATCCTGACTTGTTGTTGATGTACCAAGCGCTTGTGCCAACTGTAAAGTCAGCCGTGACAGTTACTGGCGCGCTATACAGCCCAGCAATTGCTGCGTTGATCACGCCGACGTCAACAATCGGCTGAACTTGCAAAGCCTCAACTTGCTTTTGCATCTCAGCCATCTGAGACACCAAAACCGAGCAACAGTCGCCCAGCACGTCAGGCGCTGTTAGGGTAACTACTGGGGGCAAGGTTTCAACTTCTTGCCGCAGTATTTGCAACGCCTGATCGTAAGACGCAATTAAAGATATTGGGTCAGCACCAAGATTACCATCGTCCACAATTGTTGCTGCGTTGAGCAATGACAAAAAGAACATGTACCAAGCGCGGTCAATCAAGCCCGTGCGTGGGTCAATCAGCGGCACTCGGGGTGGCGTGACTGGCGTTGGCGTCGCGTTAGGGCTAGGCATTCGTTGGACTCAGAATAAGTTCTGCGCCCATGATGGCAATTTTCACAGGATCAGTGCCAGATATTTCATAGACGCGATCACGCAGCTTCAGGGTCATGCCCAATCTACGCCAGATGGCACGGCGATAGTACTCACCGATCTTGCCGATGCTGACCCAGTGTTCGTTGGACCATGTGTGCCCACCATCGTCGGACCAACGCAGCATGACCTGCGGGTCGCTGCCTTGACCAAGGTTCAGGCCAGTGCCCGACTCACAGTCGAGTTGAAGACTGTGATGCGCGGTACGCTTCAGGTTGTTCTGACCAGTGGGTAGTGCTCTCCATGAACGCAGCCACTTTTGAATTTGCCCGTTGTCGCTAAAGTCGTCCAGATCAAACGCGTAGACGTTGCCGTTCTCAAAATCGCCGATCAGAATTTTGTTGTTAAACGCCATCTGGCAGTTGCCACGGTGACGAGTAAACGCGCCATCAATAAAGCCTGCACGCTCATGCCATGCCTGAGTCGCGGCGTCATAAACCCAAGTCGTATTGGCAGTAGGGAAAACCAGTACGTAGAAACTATGGCCGTCTTGCTGATAGGTGTAGCCAATCGCGTCCGACATGTCAGTGTACTGCTGGATCTGCCACTCAACAGCGTGGGTGGAAATGCGAATGCCGGTGTAGCCGTTGGCGCGGTAGACAATACCTTGACCACGGCGGTCGCGGCCAAGCCAGAACAGGCCGTTGTCCATCTTGGCGACTGAGAAAGGAGCCGCACAACCAAGCTCGTTAAACGCGCCTTGGATGCGTTGCAAGGGAAAGTCAGTTGCGCCAGTGTCGTACCAGACTTCGATTGAGTTTGTACCAAACGCCCACACTTCGCGGAAGTTGGACGCCACGGCAATCAGGCCATCGGGAGAGCCTTCAGCGCTGGCGTAATCACCGAAGTCAATAGATGTCCCATCCAACACTCCGGTAATCCACATTCTCTGGCTGTTCGGTTCATTGAATACGAAGTAGCCGTCCAGATAACAAACAGTCACCGCGCCTGGAAAGTCAGGGTCAGTGATCTGGCCGAAGCCGCCAGTCGTGTTGTTGTAGATGTAGCTGGGGCCGTTGCAGGCAATAAACAACTGCGTGCCGTTGTCAGACATGCTGACGGGGCCAGTGCCGCTCACAGAGCCGATTAGCGTGGCTGCGTAGGCGTTGTTGATCTTGTACAGCTGTGTGCCAGACACAACAAAGCCAACGCCGTCATCGGATGAGAATGCCCACAGGCCACGGATCGGGCCGTAGCCCACCGTAGCAAGCAAGTTAAGGCCGGGGCATCGCTGCAAGAAGCCAGGTTCTTTGCCGCCCTCGGGGATGATCTCGGGGAACAGGTTGACGAGTCGGTTGTCAGCGGCATTCACAGAACGCGCAACATAAGAGGCTCCGAGTATTGGCGTTTGCATTATGGCGAGTCCTGAAAAATCCATGCTGGGGAATCATCAATCCAAATATCAGCCTTAAAAATTGTAGCTTTGGCTTTTCGGCTAGTGTAGACAACATCTACTGGGGCTGATTCAATTGGTTCACTAGGATACCGCATACTAACAATTTTTACGCTATGACCGCGATCTTGGGCAGACTTAATAAAGTTATTCCACAACACCGGATCAGCGGTGTAGGTTTTGTCGTAGTCAAGAGCGATCAACATCAATAATTGCCAGCAAAAATGTTGAACCGCTGACGAGTTGCAACCAGTGCATACGGCAGGCTCATGATGTCATCTGGGTTGTTGATGCGCTTCAAGTTACGCTTGCTGGTCATGGCAATCCGAGCCACTTGTGGGCTAGGCTCTTCACCAAACTCGGGTGCAAACTCCATTGCTAAGTTGTAGGTGAAAGCCCGCAAATAGCCTGGTGGAAACAAAATTTGCGTTGCCAAAGTAGCTGGCTGATCTAATTGTTGCACTGAAATAAAGTGCCATTCCAAATCCCGTGTGGGTTTGGGGTAAACAGTCATTTGAATGTTTGGATATTCCATGTTGATCCACATGACCTGTGGA